TTAATCTTTCAGCAGCATCTTTAAGTGCTTGGTTTGGAAGCTCAATAGTGTCTTCTAAACATGTACAGTCTTCTAATGACTTATTACAATCTTTACATTCTTGTTTCATAATTAAAATCTGGTATATAATTAGGGTTAACAATTAAACTTACACTGTCTATAGATTTAAACACATTGTTTGCTGTAAACTTCTCAAGTGCTTCCATCATATTGTCTGCTTCTACAAATTTTTCTAGGTCTGTAGCACAATCATTGCGTTCAGCCCAATAACATATTAAATATTTTCTCATTGTCTTTTGTTTTATAAAAAGAAAAAGCCCTATTGCTAGGGCCTAATCTCCACAAATTAATAACCTAATTTTTCTAAGGATGATTCATCAGCTGTAATAAGATAAATTCCTTTTGTTATTTTACAATCAAACCACACTCTTAATTCTAATGCTCTTTGTTTAAATTGATAAAATGCTGTTGGTTCTAGTTCTATTGTTTTCATATTATTGATTTTAATAGTTTTTTATATTCTTCTGGGTCTTGTGTAACAGTTTTAAACTTGTCTTTGTTTAATTTAAGATTGGCTAAGAATTGTTTGTGATCATATCTATCATATGAATTAATAAAATTCACATAAGAATAAATAAACAATTTGTTGCTCATTCTATCCATACGTTTTACAAGTTTTAGAGCATCTGTTACATAGTTTAATATTGTAACACCTCTTTTCTCATCATCAATAACAAATTCACCTTTTTTAATCAGTGATGATATATTAGAACCTCCTGAATGATTACCACAGCTGTTGTTCATAAGAATCTCTGCTACTTGTGATAGTTCTATATCATATGTATTGAAATATTTATTCAATTTAATATAATCTTTATTGACATTACTCCATACAAGAATATAATCCTTCATAGTCCATGATTTAGAAGAACTATTTAATAATGCTAAATGTTCTGCAAGATCAACATTATCTTTAATTTGTACTTCTGTATATGGAACATCCCAACCCATTCTCATAAGAGCATGATAAAGATGTTGTCCATCAATGATGTAAGTTGTTTTGTTACCATCAATAAAATCAATTGTTGCTACAATAACAGGTCTTCTAACTCCCATTTTATCTAAAGATGTAGATAATTTAGTTACGTGATGAGGAACTATTGGTCTGTTCACTCCTGCTAATAAAGCAAATCCTTTGTTTCCTGACATTTTTAATGTCTTAATTGTCAATGTTTTTTTGTCCATGTTTTCTTTGTTTTTAATTTGTGTTCTATGTTTAAATTATGACGCATGTGCGTCCACTTATCAATTAGTTGTGTTGACCAATGAAAGCCAACGTTATACAGATTTAAATAACAATCATCCAAAATTGTTAGTAAATTAGCACCCTAGAATAGGGTCAAGCTGAGAACTCATTCACGCAGTCAGTGTTTGTTACTGAGATATATCACATCTTTCTCAAGGATGCTGCATGTCTACCATTACTGATAGTATCTTTAGAGGTGCTTGGCATCTCAAGGTATTCAATGTTTAACCTTATTGGATTTGGACACCCAATTTATTCTTGTTTTACAAATCTACATATTCTTTTATAAGAAAGGGCATGATATTTCTCATAAATAACAAGCACTCTACAACATCCTTGTTGAATAGGGTTTGTAGAATAGACCACTTGACCAACCATTATCTTGGCTGGAACTCTTGGTCTCTTATTTTTCATCACCTTTATCATTAATATGCATTCCAAAAATAATTGGAACAATGAAAGGAGCAAATACTGAAAGTACCACATCTTGGTAACTTAATGTGTCAAATCTTTTATGTTCGCTTAATAATATACCAAACATAATGAAGTAACTAACTATGCAATATAATATCATAATACATTTATTTTTAAATTAAACATCATCTGCTTCTTCAGCAAACATCTTATTCCAATCTTCATCAGTGTTACCACTAATGATAAACTCTCTATCTGCTGCATCTAAATTAGTAAATGCATCTTGAGCAAAAACGCCTGATTCCCAGGCGTTATATTGCTCTTGTGTTATAGGAAGATCTTTCGTCCTTGTTACACCAAATACTGAAGTTCTAGTTATTAACATATCTTTCTTCTATTTTTTCATATGCATTACACATTTCTTCATTGTTAGAATAATGAACACTCTTTATTTTATTAAGCATCCATTCATTGAAGTTTTCTATTTCAGTATTCTTTTTGTTCAAATCCAGTTTCTCAGCTAATGAACAAAATATTTGTTTGTTGATTTCAATTTTCATAATCATAATGCAATTAAGTTTTCGTAATCAGTTAATAATAATTTTCTTTGTGTTATTAATTTTGCTTCTAATTCATAATAACGATGAATATCTATTTCATCACTACATGATAATGTTTCGTCTAATTCAAACAATTGTTGATCGATAAGATTAATCTGTTCTTTAATTTGTTCTGTGTTCATAGTTTTAGTTTATTAATAATGGTACAATATATAACATATCAAGAGCCACACATATTAATAATGCATGGCAATGTTCTCTTTTAGTTCCCTTGAAATTAGGAAAAATACATAGTGTTATCATATAACTACATCTTTTAAATAAAATTGTGTTGTTAATGATTGTTGTTCAATCATACCAATAATAGTTCCTATATATAATGCTGTTTGTCCAAGATCAAATGATTCTGGAATACCAATCATTAAATATTTACTATCACCTACTTCTTCAATAGAGCAGGTGATAGATTGTGTATTTAATTGATCAACCATTTTCTTAATTGCAGGCCAATACATTGAGCCTACATGATATTTAATTTGTATCATAACGTTGTTATTTAATTGGTTCTTCAATAGGTCCTAGATATAATGTGTCTGAGTTCTTAGATCCAAACTGTAATAACACTGGTGTGTTATCCATTGGAATAGATTCAAGATCATCATTCCATATAAATACAGGATTGTCAAAATTCTCATTAACAAGGACATCTTTATCCATACAAATTGGTCTTTCGTATAATAGACATACGTTAAGACCAATTGAGAAAGCCAATAAGGCTAAAAGAATTGAATAATAATTTGTTTTCATAATTAATAAGAGTTTAATTGTTCATTAACATCATATCCAACTATTGAAGCTGGTATCCAGCCTATAATGAACATAATCATTATTGTTGCACCATTTGTCATACAATCTCTGAATGACAGATCAGATAATAAATACCCAATCAATCCCATTACACACCATGTAATGAGAAATGTGGCTATTACAGCCAACATAAGTTTTGTTGATTTCATTTGTTTGTTATTAAGGATTTAATATTGTTTCAAGGTCTTTCCAAAACTTATGATTGGCATCAATCTGAGTATCAAGATCACATTCTTCTGCACCCTTATGTACTATATCAGATATTCTATTAACAAAGGCTGTCAATCTACTGATTGAATCAGCCACTTGTTTATTAGTCTTATCATCACCATTGATACTATAAGTACCACTTCTCAACATGCTTGCTACACAATTCATGTTGAATACACTTGTTGCATTCTCTTCTTTGAATGCATTCATAACAGCACCAAGTCTGTTATCCATTTCTTTACTAGTTAAATGTTTGCTCATTTCTATTTGTTATTAAAGGATTTGTGTTTTACACCTAAAACTATACTTAACATATGGTCGAACATATATCAACATGTATTGTATAGAAACTGGTGTCTTCAACATCTTAGAAAGTTATTGAGTTTTTTGTTAATCAACTATAGCATACTTCTAATGCTCTTCTATGTATATACCAAATATTTGGTAGTTGATTGTATTATAAATGTGTGAGAAGCTTTATTTGATTTCCTACTCTCTATCACTGTATACACGAGCAAATGTATACACTCACACATTATATTATTAAATCCACTCTCAACTTATGTTATTTCAGTCTGGAGTTACTCACAAGTAAGTATTAATAGTCTTGCTACTAATGTGTGGTCTTCACACATCAAACTATTAGCTTCTGCTATTGAGTGGATGTTATTTAAAAGGGCCCAAGAAGAGCCCATTATTATTCTTCTTCAAATAAAAAGAGATAATAACTTAATGTCATCTCAATTTGATCTCTCATGTATATATATCTCTTCTCATCAATGTCTCCATTAGTATAAAACTCTTCATTAGATAATGAGTTTTGTTTTAATGCTTCAATGCTCTTTGTTATGTCTATTGCTACCATAATGCTATATATATTTATTTGTGTTTGACGTTGTTTGTTGTTTCTATTACTGACCTATTTATTACGTGATGGTCTACACGTTGATTCATTTACACTCCAATGAATATATATTTTATTAGAAGATTCTCAGTCTAATGCTCTTTTCATTGAAGAATAGTTATTACGCTCCTCGTAGAAAGTTTTATTTATTGAGAATAATGCAATAAACGATATGTTTTGTATTTTAAAGAGCCCACCCTATTTTATAAAACCCACCCTATATATAAAAGAAAGAGCCCCAAAGGGGCTCAATCAACTTATTAGAACGCAACAAGCTCATCAGCATTGAACGTGCTAACAGGCTCGTAAGCTGTTGCTTTCACATCATCAATGCTAACTTCAATCATACCACCACCTGTTGGTAACGTGATAACATTAATCAGTTCGCCACTAACACTCAACTGTTCAGTAACAGTGAACCCAATTAGATTGGACAAAGTGATTTCTTTACTACGCAATCTCTTGCTCAATTCAGCAGAGCAGATTACCATATCACTTGCACCATTAGCTTGCTCAAGGATGACAGCAACACGCTTGCTATCATCAGCAAAGTTTCTTGGAGATAACTTAATCTTACCACCTTTTCCAATCAGTTCTGCAACTGTTCCTAATTCTGTTCTTTCTGCTCTCTCGTAATTTTTGAAATTTAAAGCCATTTTTTCTGTTTTTTATTTATTTATAATTATGATTGGGGGACTACCCCAATCTTCCAAATCATGCGTGGGGTTGCAACTGGTAGGGGTCTCACACACTATATACACAAGGGGTTTGAAAATTTTAGAAAAAAAATTTGGAGAATATATAAAATGTGTTATACCTTTGGTGGGTGGGTGGGTTTGTTTATATAAGAACATTTGTTGTCTGTATAGATATATAAATAAGTTTTCATAATATAGCATAGGAATTAAATATTTGTCTTTTATGTATTGATTATGTTTTTTTATTATATATCTTTGTCAGTATTAAAACTAAATTATGATGATAGTACAGAGTCTTAAGAAGATTGTATCTACAGAATTTCAATTAGCTGAGAAGTATTATAATATACTATTCACAATAAACAATCTACATCTAACAGAAAGAGAGATACAACTTATAGCTTTTACAGCTATTAAGGGAAACATTACATATGCTAATGTAAGGGAGGAGTTCTGCAAAACATACAACAGTACATCTCCAACAATCAACAACATTATTTCTAAGCTTAAGAGGATGGGTATATTTATTAAGGAGAATGGTAAGGTGAAGATAAACCCTAAGATCTGCATAGATTTCAAGAAAGACTTAATGTTGAATATAAAAATTGTACATGAAGAAGCCCCAATCAATGTCAGTGAAAGAGTGGATCATCAAGAAGATGGCAATTAGTATGGTGGTGTCTGAGAAGACAATTGATTCTGTTGTTATTCATCAGTTTGATTCTGCTAATGATGCTCTTAATGTACATGATAGTATAGAGATCTCTGGATTTGGAAAGTTTTATTTCAACCAGAAAAGAGCTCAAGCACAATATGACAAGTATGTTAAGATAAAACAATCATATGAGAACATATTAGCTAATGATTCTTTATCAGACAATAAAAGACATTCTACAGAACAAAAACTAATTTCAATATTAAACGATATTAAAATTCTAAAACCAAAAATCAATGAGCCTAGGACAGATAATTGAGGGATGGAAGAATCACCTTCTTCCTCAAGAAAAAGAAAAAGCTTTTATTCAACATGTGAGCAATGAAAGACTTGCTATATGTAATGCATGTGATAAGCATTCTAAAAATCACGCATCTGTAAGACCAGATGCACATTGCACAGAGTGTGGATGCACACTATCTGCTAAGACCAAATGTTTAACCTGTGAATGTCCATTAAAGAAATGGATGGCACAGCAAATACCAGAAGAAAATGATGTTACGTAAAATACCATTAGGACCATTTATAGAAATCCTTACAGACCTATTTGAGAATGGAGCTGATTTTATTGATTTATCAGGAAATGTTAATGATGATGGAGAGGCACCAAGAGATAGTCTTAAGATTACAGTGAAGCCTGAATACTTATCTCTTGAAGAAGAAGACGAAGAAGACATAATAGATTATGGAATGGATTTTTTAATAAACAATGAAACTGATACACCACCATCATCATCATCTCCTTTTTCTAAAGATGATATTGAAGATTTAATATAATATAGCATGAGCAGAAAACCAAACTATTATCGACAAATTCTACAGACATTGGAAAACTTACGTAAAGCCCATCCAACGTATAATATAGGAAGACATATTTCTACAGCATTAGATGGATATGATGATGTTTGGGGAGTTACAGATAAAGAATTCCTCTTTGCTTTAGAGAAATATGAAATAGAATTGAATATGGATTCTCCTCATATAGATGAAGAAGAAATAGAAGAGATAATAAAGGATGGCATGAATTTGGAGAGAACATTGTTCGAAGAGGAGGAAGATTAATACAATACAATACCAAACTACATTATGGAAGATCAAGATTTAAGATGGAATGTGGACACAAGTTCATTTGACACATGGAATCAAATGACTTTTACAAAGGAGGAAAATAAAACAATTTCTTATATTTGTAATGGTAATACATTAGGAACATTTAGAAGAGCATATTTAAATGGTATGCAAGAATTCCTTTGTCCTGATGGCGAAGATATTTATCATTCACAACAAGAAAGAAGAAGAGAAAGATTTAGAGAACAAGAATTAGCATTTGAAAATAGACTTGCTGCTAATTCTGAAGAACAACTTAAGTATAATAATTTAGCGAATAGTATTCTTGATTATAAAGATCATGATGAATATAAACGTAAAACTAGCTTTAAATATAAAGTGTTAAAGTTTTTAAAACTAACTAAATAATGGCAATAAGAAAAACTACATATATAGACGTTGAGCTAGATTGGGCTGAAACACAATTAGCAAGTTGGAAACAATACGTTGATGCTAATCCTTTACATACATTAGAGGATAGAATCAAATGGAAAGAAACTAAAGCTGGTGGTGCTATGCCTATGGTGATTGCCTCTATTGAGAGTCAGGGAAAGTTTGTTCAAGAGACAATGAAAAACTACCTTGCTCTTTTAAAAGAAGTGGATGTTATGAGAGAAAAGCAAGAAGCTAAGAAGGTGGAAACACGTGGTGGCCAAGAGCTTGGATCTATGGCAGAAGAATTCTTAAAAGGTAGAGGATAGAATGAAACTACATAATATAGAGTATAAGGATTGGTTCATCAATCAAGGACGTATTCCAGATGAAACATCTAGTGAGTACAAATCATTCTTCAATTTCCACAAGGAACTTTGTATGAATGGCTGTATGATGGATGGACAATACATCAATCCATTTCTATATTGGCATTTAAACATATGGCATACAGAGGTTGATATCATAGATGAATATGGACGTATCAATCAGAAATATGCTAACCCTCTTCTTAGAGATAATGAGTGGTTAGTAACAAATGAGATAGACAGAGCTCAAAAAGAAAAGAAAGGACTAGTTATACTAGGTATTAGACGTTTTGCTAAGTCTGTTATTGAGGCTTCTTATATAGGACAAGGAGCTACGTTTGATGAAAATAGTCAGAACATTATTGCAGGACTGAATGCTCCTGATATAAAACTGATTACAGATAAGATTGACAAAGGACTTAACTTCCTACCTAAATCATGGAGATGGCAGAGGGTAGAGGATAACTGGAAAAACCAAGTTACCTTAGGGATTAAGACTAAGTCAGGAGAGAGAATACCATTCTCTCAGATTCTTATACGTAACTTAGATGGTGGTAACAATGAAGAAGCTATTGCAGGTACTAAACCTAGAAGGCTTATTATTGATGAGATAGGTAAGGGATCATTTCTTAGAGGACTTCAAGCTGCTATACCAGGTTTTACAACACCATTTGGTTGGGGATGTTCACCTATACTAACAGGTACTGGTGGAGATATGAAGATGTTCATGGATGCAAAGAGCTTAATGTTCGATGTTGAGAATTTCAACTTCCTAGAATACAACAATGCAAAGGATGATAAGAGAGTGCATGGGTTATTCATATCACATAAATATAGAATGGAAGCCAAAGAGGAAAGTTCTCTTGGTGCTTTCTTAGAAAAACCAGAAGGATCTTCTTTACATCAAGTGAAGATGATGGTCTCTAATGAAGAGAAAGCTACAGAGATTACCAATTCAAATCTAGAGAAGCTTAAAAAAGCTGGTGATAGAATGGCCTATCTGAAAGAGAAGATGTACTATCCACAAGAGGTGGATGATATATTCTTAAATGAAGATACCAATATATTTGATATTGAATCAGCTAAACGTCAGAAAGCCAGATTATTAATGCAAGAAAGAACAGGTACACCTGTTGTTTTATATGATGATGGTGAAGGAGTGAAACATGAATTTACAGACAAACTTCCTATATCAAACTTCCCTCTGAAGAATAGTGACATGAAAGATGCTCCTGTAGTGATATATGAGTTTCCAATTGAAGCTCCTCCATATGGACTTTATGTTGCAGGAATTGACCCTTATAGACAAGGAAAGTCTGCTTACAGTTCATCTCTAGGATCTGTGTATATATACAAACGTATGCATGCCATTGCAGGAGAGAAGTATCAAGATATGTTTGTGGCCAGCTATTGTGCTAGACCAGATAAGAAAGAAACATGGGAAGAACAAGCTCGCTATCTTATTAAATATTATAATGCTAGAGCTCTATGTGAGAATGACGAAATCTCTTTTATAGACTACATGATAGCTAAAGGAGATGCTCATTATCTAGAGAAACAACCAGACTGGTTAAAGGAAATTGTTCCAAACACCACAGTGAGAAGGGATTATGGAATACACAGATCTTCTGAGAAGATTAGAGACTTCTTACATGGATGTCTTAAGAAGTATACAGAAGAAGCTATACATGTAGAGAAAGATGATGATGGAAACATCATATCAGAAATAAAAGGAATGTCAAAGATATTTGATCCAGTTCTTCTTGAAGAAATGATACAGTATAATGAGCAAGGTAACTTTGATAGAATCATTGCTGCAGAATTAGCTGTGGCATTAGCTATGAAGCTAGATCCTGTAATAGGTAAAATAGGAGGAGAACAAGATGTAAGAATACAATCAATGTTCACTAAGAACAAAAAGAATACTCTGTTTACACAAAGCAGATCAATGTTTAACACACCAAAAAGTAAATTGTTTAGATAACATGGCAATAATTAGATATACCAAAGATGCAACTATCAGATACGCTTATCTGAATATATTCCCTGATCAGTTCAAAACAGATAAGGAGAAGCAAGATGAGAGTTGGATAAAGAATACAATGGACTATTTCTCCAACAAAGCATATGCTGAGTATGTAAAGAACAGAGATACATTTGTTAAGAATTATGATCTTATGAAAGGAATTCTTCGTATGGAAGATTTCTATCAAGAACCAGAGGTGAGAAGCTTTACAGATGTTCTTACAGGAGATCTAGAACTTCCTGCTTATGTTAAGATGTATTCTATTATTACCACTCCTGTTAATGAGTTAGTAGGAGAGATCTCTAAAAGACCAGATACATTTAGAGTGAAAGCTTTTGATGATGATAGTCAGTCAGAAGAACTACAATTTAAAACAGATACATTACAAAAATATGTAATGAATCAAGCTAAACAACAGATCTTGGCTAAAGTTTCTATGGAAGGACAAGAAATTGAACCTGAGCAACTAGAGCAATTGACAATGGATCAAGTTAAGGATCAATTAGATAGCTATACATCTGTTGCAGAGAAATGGGCTAATCATATTCTTACATGTCAAAAAGCTGAGTTTAATATAAAAGAAAAATCAGAAGATGCATTTAGAGATCTTCTAATATCAGCAAGAGAATTTTACCATATATATGAAGACAACTCGAAACTTGGTTTCAATATCGAAGTGGCCAACCCAAAGAACACTTGGTTTCTTACTACTCCTGATAGAAAGTGGATATCAGATCCCACTGGTAGAGCTCAAGGAGCCTATGCTGCTGGCACAGTACAAGTTATGGAGCTTTCAGAGATCATTGAAAGCATACCAGATCTTACGAAAGAGGAGATTGACCACTTACGTTCATCACTCCAAGACTATGGATTGATCAATGTACGTGAATCTAATTTAGGTAATCCAGATGCTATTCCTGGACAAGACTCTGTAATGTATGATACATTTGACCCATTAGTGTTACAGACACGTATGATCATTGAATCAGAAATGAAAGAGAACAATGATGGACTTAAAGACTTCTTAGGGCTAACAAACAATGTTAGTTCATTTGGTTATAAATATGTTGTGGTTAGAAGTTATTGGATTTCTAAAAAGAAAATAGGTAAACTTATATACATAGATGAAATGGGTAATGAGCAATCTATGCTTGTTGATGAGAATTATAAATCAGGAACTATGCCTTCACAACAATCATTAGAATGGGGATGGATAAATGAATGGTATCAAGGAACTAAAATTGGTCCAGACATTTACCACATCAAACCATTTAAATTATTAAATTATTGTCCTATTATAGGTACAACATATGAAGTGAAGAATACAGAGGCTAAATCTCTAGTAGATCTTATGAAACCTTTTCAAGTGCTATATAATGTATGTATGAACCAATTGTATAAGCTTCTTGAGAAAGAAGTGGGTAAAGTTCAACTTATGTCAATTAGACATATTCCTATTCCTAAAGATGGAGATGCACAAGATGCTCTTGATATGTGGGAAATGGAAGCACGTAATAGAGGTGTGGTATTTATTGATGACAGTCCAGAGAACTTAAAAGCTCCTAGTTCATTCAATCAATTTACAGCTCTTGATCTTACACGTACACAAGAGATACAAGCAAGATATACATTAGCTCAACAACTTAAGACTGAGTGTTGGGAACTTGTAGGTATGTCTAGACAGCGTATGGGTGACATTTCTGCCTCTGAAAGTGCTACAGGGACAAACACTGCGATGAAACAAAGTTATTCGCAAACAGAGCCTCTATTCATTGCACATGAATATGTTATGGGACAATTATACCAAGGTATTATAGATGCTGCATTATATGTAGAGAGTTCTAAACCTGAGAGTACATTGTCATATATTACAAACGAAGGAGAATCTGCATTTGTACAAGTGAATGGTTCAGATCTTAAATTCAGAGATCTTAAAGTGTTCTTAACTAATAGACCAGAAGATCAACAAATGTTCACTGAACTTAGACAACTTTCTCAAGCTCTTATTCAGAATGGTGGCACACTTTATGATGTAGTAGAATTATACACTACCAAGTCTATGAGAGATATGAAGAAGACATTCAAAGATCTTAGAGATAGACAAATTGCTCAACAAGATCAAGCTCAGCAACTTGAACAACAAAAACTTCAACAACAACAAGAACAAGCACAAGCTCAAATGCAACAAGCTATTCAGATGAAACAAGCTGATCAAGCTAATGATGATTACCAAAAACAACTTGATAGACTATCTAAAGAAAAGATTGCTATTATACAAGCTACAGGATTTGGTAATGTAGAAAGTGAAGATGCTAATGAGAACACTATTCCTGATGTATTAGAGATGAGTAAACTTTCTAATGAGCAAGCTAGAGCTACTAAAGATTATGGATTAAAGATGACTGAGATACAATCTAAAAATAAACAATCTTCTGATAAAATGTCTATAGAAAGAGAAAAATTACAAGTAGAAAGAGAAAACATGCAAAACGATCTTGCTGTTGCAAAAGAAAATGCTAAGGGAAGAAATAACAAAAAAAGTTAAAAAAGTTCTTCCAGACATAAGAGTAAAACATATTAATGCTATATTATCTAGAAAATTGGATTACATTGATTCATAATCCTTTGATATTAAAAACTCTTATTATACTTTTACATTAATAAACCAAACATAAATACAACTACATATGGCTGATAATTTAGATAACTTTAGTATTGAGAATACTATGGAAATGGGAATGGGTAACCAAGAACTATTAAATGACTTGTTTTCCCCTGAAACATCAACATCAAATCCAGAAGATGTTACACCTATTATAAAAGACGCAGATGGTCCTGATGCACCAAGTGTACCAGCAGTAAAAAAAGGTAAGGATATTATTCCTCCTAAAAGCGTTGATGGTAAAACAGATGAAGAGAAAGCAGAAGGACAATCAATGATTGCTGATTTCTTAAGTGATGATGATGATGATGCAGAAGATGATGCTCCAGTATCAAAACCTGCAAAATCTGCAAAAGTTGATAATGAAGCAAGTAATGATTCAGATGATGATGGTGCTCCAGAAGGAACACAATTCACTGCTCTTGCAAATGATCTTTATAAACTAGGAGTGTTTACTAATGATGATGATGATGAAGATCCAGAACCAGTATCCACTGCAGAAGAGTTTTTAGAACGATTCAATGAAGAAAAGAAAAAAGGTGCAATTGAAACAGTAAATAATTTCATAGGACAATTTGGAGAAGATTATCAAGAAGCTTTTGAAGCCATATTTGTGAAAGGAGTTAATCCAAAAGATTACTTTGGTGTTTATAATCAAGTGGTAAACTTTGCTGAAATGGATCTTTCTAATGAAGATAATCAAGTAAGGGTAGTTAAACAAGCATTACTAAATCAGGGATTTGAACCTGAGGATGTTGATACAGAAATCGAAAGGTTTAAAAACTATGGTGATCTTGAAAGCGTAGCTACAAAACATCATAAAGTTTTGGTTAAAAAAGAAGCAGCCAAGTTACACCAATTAGAACAAAAATCTGAAGTTGAGTTACAACAAAAAGCTCAAATCAGAAATCAATACATAAACAACGTACAAACCATCTTGCAAGAGAAGGTAAAAACAAAAGAGTTTGATGGTATTCCTATCAATCCAAAATTAGCAACAGAACTACAAGACTTCTTATTAGTTGATAAATGGAAAACTCCTTCAGGAGAACTTCTTTCAGACTTTGATCGTGCTATACTGGATATGAAAAGACCAGAGAACCATGCAATGAAAGTTAAGTTAGGACTTCTTATGAAAATGTTAGAGAAAGATCCAACATTATCAACTATACAAAGAACAGGCGTTACAAAGAAATCTAACGAACTGTTTGGAGAAGTTGCAAGACAAGTGACTAAATCAAAGTCAACTACTAGTTCAGGAGCTAAACCTAATCAATGGTTCTTATAACAAAAAATAATTAATAATTAACAAAAACGAATAACAAATGGCAATTCAAACAATCCCTGGGTTAACAGGTTTTACTTATGCTCGTGTTGCGTCTATGGACAAACGTGCAGTGGGGAAACTTACAGACTCAAATCACTTAGAGAGTTTTCACTCCACAGAGCCAGCTGATTATGATAAAAAGATTATCTCTTTATATACTCAGAGCTCATTGTACAGTAATGACTTCTTGGACATGATCAACAAGAGCACACCTTATTACATTGATAATAATAGTGATGCATGGAAATGGCAAGTAGCAGTTCCTTACAAATTCCCAAAAATCATTGACATTCCTGCTTCTACGCAAGATTTAATTGATGATGGTAAAACAGGTATCGATGGTCAAGAATTTAACTTAGTATTAGATACTAATGAGTTTTCTAAAAATGCTATCATTTCTGTAGGTACACGTCAGTATGGTCCACGTTTCTACGTGATCAAAGATCCACAACCATGGAATATGGGTTATTTGTACACATTTACATTAGTAACTGACAATCCAACAGTTGATTTTGTAAACCCTACGTTCTTACAGTATGGTATTGAACTAGAATTAGTTGATGCTGCTATTGGTGAGTTTGACCAAGACTTATTAGGTCTTCCAAGATTAGGTGAGCAAATCACTATGTTTGAATCTTTAGGTTCTGCATATGGATATGAGCACAAAATCACAGAATGGGCTGATGACAAAATGATGAGAGATGCTTCTGGTAAGCCACTTGACATTTTAGTATATGCTCCACAAAGACGTAACCAATTACCTTTAACTCGTAATGATGTTAAATGGGAACCATTCATTGAGTTCTGGATGCGTAAGTCAATGATAGAATTAAAAGTTAAACGTATGATTTGGGCTAAGCCTGGTACAGTTAAAACTAATGGTTCTAAACAAGAATTAAAAAGAACATCTGCTGGTGTATATCACAGAATGCGTAACAATGGAAACTTGGTACAATATAACAGAGGTGAATTCTCTGCTAACTTGATTCGTTCAGTATTTGGAGACTTGTTCTACAGAAGAGTGGATGTAAAAGACAGAAGTGTAAAAATGTATACTAATGAAGCTGGATTCGATGTATTCCAACAAGCTTTGAAAACAGATGCATTAAACTCTGGTCTTACGTTCATGGCAGATTCTGGAAACAGATACATGCAAGGAGAAGGACAACATATCACTTACAACTTTGCATTTGATGCAATGGTAACTCGTGAGACTGGTCGTGTTGAATTAATCCACTTAAAAGAATTAGATTTACCACAAACTAACTTAGAGTTTGGACAAAACAAAAAATCTACTCCAGTATTTATGGTGTTTGATGTGTCTCCAATGTCTGATGGTTCAATGGTAAACAACATTAGAGAAGTACGTATGAAAGGTGCTCCTTCTATGACATGGGGTTATATTGATGGTACTCGTCACCACTTAGGTTTTGCTAAGTCTCAAGGTATGAGTTCAGCTAACAAATTCCCAGGATACGAAATCTGGATGAAAGACAGATGTGACGTATTTATTGAAGATCTTTCTAGAACTGTGTTGATCGAGGAAATCCCACAATTCTAAGAATAAAATTTCGAGATGACTCCCCTCACCTCCTCTCCCTCCTAGAGGGGATGATTCTCAACCCAGAGTGATGGATCAGGATTTCCTGATAGCCAGACCCTTCGATGGGAACACTCTACTAAATAAAACCAAATATTATTAAATAACTACATTATGGGTAAGACAGGCAAAATTTCTACTATCAAAAGAGAATACAATAGTTCGCAATTGCAAACTATGGATAGTGGGTTAGCACAAAAAGGAATGACAAGAATCCCTGGAACAGGTGTATTCAAATATCCTTATAAAGAATTAGATGGTAAATACAGAACAGGACTAGATCCAGACGCTACTTACATCAAACGAATTAAAGATGATACTGAAAGAGAACTTGAAGTTGAAAGAGTAACTACTCTTAAAAAAAGACTTGAAGACGAGATTGGTGATATTGATCTTGGACCACGTTCTAAATTCTGGAACTATGGATTATCATTATCTCCAGATGATCAAACACACGTACAAGCAGTTAAATTGATGGATGGTGATAACTATTTTGATTTAGTAAATGCTTTCCAAGAAATAGCCTTTTCATGGTTAAGAGTACACCCTACTATTGCATCAAGCCATCAAGCTTGGGAAAGAGGTGAATATCCAGCAGAGACACAATTTTATGTTGTTGATGATGAGATAGAGAATGCAGTGATCTACAAGAAAAAACAATTGATCAACAAAGCAATTGTTAAGTTTGATTCTATGACACCTGAGAAGAAACGTAAAGTTGCAAGACTTTTAGGGCTTCCAGTATCAGAAGATTCAAAAGAAGAAGTAGTTTATAACTTAGTAGATAATGTATTAAAACAAACAGAATTCAAGAATGGTAAGTATTCAGGATTGAATCCAGTTGAAGTGTTTAATAGATTTGCTGACATGAAAGAAGCTTTACTCCATATTAAAGATCTTGTTAAACAAGCTGTAGCACATTCTATTTATAGAGTTAAACCTAATGGTAAGGTTTATGAAGGAGAATTTGAAATAGCTAAAGATGAAGAAGATTTAGTAAAATTCTTAGCTGATGATGATAACCAAGATGAGTTATTAGTATTAGAAGGAAAATTAAAAACTAAAAAACTAGCTGCTATTTAAGTGGCTAGTTTAAAAATATAAAAGCATATGATACCAGTAGATAGTTTATTATATAAAATAGATCAAAAATTAAATAAACTATCAACTAATGAGCACCAACAGATTCAATTAGAAGACAAAATCTTAGCTTTGAATGAGGCTCAGATAAAGTTGATAAAGCAAAAGATTGATGGTATTAGTACTTCTAGTCAATTAGGGCAAGATTCATTTAAGAAACGTTATGAAGACTTACAGAGTCTTATATTAGATTATAATCATCAACCATTGCCACTAGTATTAGAAGATCTTAATTTAAATCAATGGTCTGCTAATGTTCATGATCTTACGCCACAATATATGTTCTATGTAGATTCATATGTTTTAGCTGATAAAGGAAGATGTAAGGATAGAAGAATATGGATTAATAGAGATCTTGCTAAACATGGTGATCTTCAGTTTATATTAAACAACGATCATTACAAACCAAGCTTTGAATACCAAGAAACATTTAATGTTCTTGCTTCTGATAAAATCTCTATATTCACTGATGGGACGTTCACTCCTAATAATATACAGATAATGTACATGAGATATCCTCAATATATAAATAAAGCAGGATATATAATGTTAGATGGTCTTCCATCATTTGATCAAGATTGTGAACTTGAATTATATTTAGAGGATGAATTGTTAGACTTAACAGTACAAAATCTAGCAATGTATACTGAGAATGCTGCAGCAGTACAAAGTGCTCAGTTCAGAATACAAACAAACGAGTAAATTTTTAACTTAATAAATAAATAAAATGGCTGATTTTTCATTAACCACGTTATTCGTGGTTCCAGTAGGGCAGAATGCTGTCCCTAGCTCTGGCTCAACACAAGACCTAGACCCAGGTATTGTGGGAATCTTTAACAACTTGTATGCTACAGTAGATGCTACAACTATTAAAGCTGCTCCTTATTTCTACGTTGCACAAGGTAGAGACAACACTTATCTTCAAGGATCTAAAAGATCTGACAAGATTGGAGTTCAAACAACTGCATTAACAGGTAATGCTCAAACAATTTCAACAAAGAACTCTAATGTAACAGAATGGTACAAAGTATCAGGATGTCCTACAGCTGCTAATCAAATTACAGATGTAACTAATTTCACTGTACAATGTGGAGAAGTTATCACATTAACTTTGCGTGCTCACTCTTCTTACATTGATACATTGTATTTCAATGGTTTCACTCGTTCAGTAACAATCCAAGCTCCATGCTGTGGTTGTGACGAAAATCCATGTGATGATGTAAGTGATAATACTATCATCAACTTATTGATTGCTAAATTAACTCAACAAGCTCCTGGTATCAACCCTGATAACATTAGTTTCAACACATTCTTTACATTTGAAAATATAAATGGTGATACATTACGTATTACAGGAAAACCATTAACTCAATATGGACAACCTTGTGATATTGCAGCATTCCCATTTGAATATGACAGAATGTATTTCAGAACATTTGTATATTCTGGTCCAGCTACCACTGCTGACTTTATTGTTGCTGATAATTGTAACTTAGTTGCTAATCCTGTTATTACTCAACGTGCTTCTTATGCCACTGGTACATCTGCAGAAATTATCCAATTAGAGAAAAACTTCTACAGCTACCAAGCAGGTTACTTGAAACATTTATACAGAATGAATGGTTATAACGAGAACTTCGAATCTTATGTTTCTGCTGGTGAAACTTATAACACATTCTATATCAGATTTAATGAGTATAACAGATCTGAGTACCAATGGGGTGATTATATTCAACAAGACTCTACAGTTATTATTGCTATCCCACAAGGAGGTGGTAATTTAACTTCTGCGTTTGAAGCAATCTTAGTAGGTGCTTTAGGTGCTGTAGTAGATCAAGGTATTCCTTGTATCACAACTACAACAACTACATCTAGTGCTCCTGCATCAACAACTACAACTACTTCTACAAATATTCCTTAAGAATAAAGAAGAGTAAAAAATTTAAAAAATAACCTATGCCAGGGGAAAGAGGATATCACTCATATTCCTCTGGCATAATTATTATAAAAACATGGCAAACTTACAATTAGACATATTAGTAATTCCTACTTACAGTGTACTTACACTTGGTGTTGCAGATGCTTCTGTATATCCTACCAATCCTCCAGTGGTGTCAGCACCTACTATTGAGATTGATATTCCAGGATTTGGAACCAAGATACTACCATTTGTTCCTGATGAAATCAATGTATTTACATCGTCTAATTTAGGAATCACAGAACCAGGTTGTAATCAACCACTTCCTGATGGAATATACAGATTGAGATATTCTGTAGCTCCTTCATATTTATATAATGTAGAGAAGACAATAATACGTGTTGACAAGCTTCAAGAGAAGTTTGACAGTGCGTTTCTTCAATTAAATATGATGGAGTGTGATAGAGCCCTTAAAACACAATCTAGTGTACAACTAAATACAATCAACTTTTTTATTCAAGGAGCAATTGCAGCAGCTAATAACTGTGCAGAATTTGAATCAAATACATTATATGCTCAGGCAGATAATTTGTTAAACAACTTTTTAAGAACCAACTGTGGTTGTTCTGGTAACAACTACTTAATAAACTTTTATTAATTATGGCACAATGTTCAGGATGTGGAGCTAATGTAGGCTGTGGATGTCAGCTGAAAAATGGAATGTGTGCAGCGTGTGCTGCAAAAGCAAATAAATAAAATTGATATTATGTTATCACCAAGACTAACCAACTGTCCTGAATGCCCGGACATTTCATCTTTACTTAAAAAAATAGATTGCAAGTTAGCAGAACTTGGTAACAACTTGTACAACAATATTTCATATATGTTGAACAAACCTGTTCCTGCAGATGACATAACTCAATTGATAGGATATAGAAGAATATTAATGTACAAACGTATTAATCCAAGTTATGTACAGGAATATTCTATAGCTATGATAGCTAGTAGAGTGATACGTCTTACAGTGGGATGTGTAAGTAGATGTAACACTCCAGAACCTTGTATAGAGGAATCTTGTGATATAACTATTGTACCAAATCCTACCAGTACTAGTACTAGTACACTTGCACCTCTTACAACTACCACTACCTCTAGTTCAACCAGTACTACAACTACCACAATACCACCAACTACAACAACTACTAGTTCAAGTTCAAGTTCAAGTACAACCACTTCAACTAGTTCAACCACAACAACAACTACTACCACTATAGCTTCTATGTGTTTCTTTATGGGAGGAGAAGCTCCAGGGAATAATTATTTTTGTACTATTGAGCCTGAAGTAGGTTTAATAAATGGAAAACCATATTATAAAACTCTTCTAACAGATTGTACAACTGCATATGTACCTGATGTTGAACCTGTATACATATGGTTCTCCATATCAGGTGATTATGTAAATCAATGGGTTGTCTCTGAATTATATAATGCAACAATTGGTAATGTATTTTCATATATTTCTTCAGTTGCTCAAGATTATCCTATAGGTACTTGGGAAGTTATTGATGACCAGTTTTTTGTATATAATTCTTCATTAGGTGATTGTCCTGAATTTATATGTTTTTCTATTTTTCAAGAATCTGTAGGTGATGAAAACCCTATTGCATATCAAGTAGAATTACCAATATTAGGAAATGCTCCTTTTCAAAATGGTAGACCTGTTTATGAACTTGGGGGAGGTTACCCTGGTAGTTTATATTATGATGGTAGTCAATGGATTTATGCTTCTGAAGAACTTGCTCCTTTATTACAACCATTACTTAATTCTAGTTATTATCCTATTGGTACTTATTCTGAATGGGGTGATGCAACTATAACAGGTTTAATGTACTCAAGTACATTAGGAACTTGTTCTACAACAACAACTACTACAACAACATCTATTCCTCCAGGAGCTATTCCAATACCAGTTTTACTTGAGTATCAAACAATATCACCAGTAGAAGATATTGTTGTATCTAATATTTTAGAAGATACCTGTCTTTTTTTCTATAATCTAGCAATTAGTAATGTTAATTTAGGCTCACTTGTATTTGATATTACAACTTATTATTATGATGAAGAAACTTCAATGTTATATAATAGTGTTACAAATACTTTTGCTGAAGATGGTTATTATATTTCAGATGCACCTTTATATGTTACTAATGGTTTGGTACAAATACTTACACAAGAAGATCTTGAGGAATTGTGTAATTTTACAACAACAACCACTACCACTTTATTAATACCTACAACTACTACCACTAGTTCTAGCAGTACCTCAACTACTACATCTACTAGTACTAGCACATCGACTAGTACCAGTACAAGTACTTCTACTACAACTAGCACAACTACAATACCACCAACTACAACAACAACAACCACTGTAATTTATTCAGCAGGATTTTCTATAGGAACTGCAAATAATGCTTTAGCCTGTCTTGAAACTGTTGCAGTGATAACGTTATACTCAACTAGTTCTACGTTTGCTTTTGGAAGTTTTGTATACACTGATGCAGGATTAACAACTATATTTGTTGGAGGAAATTTATATTATAAAAATATATCAGCAAATAATGTAATTAGAGTGCCTAATTCTGGACAGATTAACTCAACCAGCTCTTGTTAAACTTTTTAAAAATAAAATAATATGTCAACTTGCTCAAATTGTTACAATGGATGTACAGAGATTGTCTCTGACAGATGTGTAAAATATACAGGAATAGATGTTCCTGTCCTAGGAATCCAAACAGGTGATTCATTATCATTTGTAGAACAAGCATTAATTACATTTCTTGTATCAACTTTAGATGGTACAGGAATAAAAATAGATCTTGCACCTACAGTGGTATGTAACCTTGTACAACAATATCTACCTACATGTGGAGACTTAACAATTGTAGATATATCAAAAGCTCTTATACAAGCTGCTTGTGATCTTCAAGAACAAGTAGATGATATAGTTGCTGAACTTGCTATATTAAATGCTAATTATACAATTGGATGTTTAACAGGTGTTACAGCTTCTTCAGATACACATGCTATTGTACAAGCTGTAATAAATAAAGTTTGCCAATTAGGAGTTGATTTACAAGCATTAGCTTTAGATCTTGAAACTAATTATGTTCCAATTGTTAGCACTCCTGGACAGCCTGGGATCAATTATTATATTCAAGCATATCTTAATGGTATACCAGGAACAACTTTAATCAATACCAAAATGGTTCCTTACACTCCAATACCTTTCTATCCAACTACTGCTTTCTTAACAGGTAAATTTGATAGTACAGGAGCTGGTATAGGAGATTGGGCAAAAATTTATTTATGTAATGGACAAAATTTTACACCTGATTTAAGAGGTAGAGTGTTAGTAGGTTCTAATGCTATGGGAGCTAATTCTTATGTAACTCCTCAAACTGATCCAAGTTTACCAGGTAATCCTAATTATGCAATAGGTACTACAACAGGTACTAATCAAGTTCAACTTACTGCTAATCAACTTGCTTCTCATACACACACCACAACTGTTATAATTAATGATCCAGGACATGATCATACTTTTGAAGGTGTGACTAATTCTTCTGGTGATGGTAATGGTGGTAGAAAATCTGTACCATTTACTAGAACAACATCTACTAATCCTACAGGATTAAAAGGAACAGGAGCAGGACAAAATGTTTTTGTTACTAATGCTGATGCAGGTGGTAATCAACCTCACTCAAATATTCAACCTAGTATAGGTTGTTACTTTATAATGTACATACCTTAATAAATCAACACAATGTCACATCCTTTTTTACCAGTTAATCCTTGTTGCACAGACGTAGTTTTAAATAGTCCTTGTGGATGCACTTCTACACTTCCTAATACTGGTTGTGGACAAGATCAATGTGGAACTAATGTAATTCTATCTAGTAATGTGCTTTATAATGGTCCTGTATTGGATTGCATTATAGCTGAGCCATGTGATACACTTAATGTGATATTGCAAAAGATTGATGAAATTATATGCAACTTACTTAATCAAATCAATATATTAAATATACAAGTTACAAACATCACCAATCAAATTATAAATATTAATACTAGTATAGTTAATATAAACAATACATTAGCTGTATGTTGTGGTGCTACAACTACAACAACAACCACACTTCCTTGTTCTTGTACTACATATACCTTAGTTGGACCAAGAATAAATCCTGGTAGTGTAATATATGTTCCTTGTGGATCAACTCAAGCTGTTACAGCACAAGCAGATGATATTCTTCAATGTCTATGTGTGGATAATACATATGCTGTTATTATAATAGGAAATGTAAGTTTTATTAATACATTTGATTGTTGTACTTCACCAACTACCACCACCACATCTACAACTATTTGCCCTTGTACATATCATGAATATGTTTCAATATTTCAGTTTCCTGGAACACTTACTTATGTAGAATGTGATACATTTGAAGTTTTAACAGTTACTGGTAGTCTTGATGTTAATGTAGTTTGTGTAAATAACAATTATCCAACAATTGAAGTTGGAAAAATTAATGTATTAAATACAGGTGAATGTTGCTCAGTTATTACAACCACCACAACAACAACTCCAGCACCTATACAATCTTTCTGTAATGAAGTTACAGTTATAGGAACAGTGTACATATATTGGACAGATGGTGGTGGAGATCCTCAAGTACTGAAGATTAAAGATGAGACAATTTATATATGTGCTCAAGTTGGTTCTATTGCTATTAGTGGAACTGGTGCTGTTACAATTTTAGGAAGTGCTATTACCTGTGAAAGTGGTGGAGAATGTGCTCCAACTACTACAACTACTACAACTATACCACCATCATCAACCACCACTACCACCACAACTTTACCTTGTACATCTTACAACTTAGAAGCTACAGGAACTGATCCTAAAGAAACTGTTTGGGAAGCTGTTGAATGTAACACCTTCATAACAGTGGGAGGAACAATTATATTTCCTAATATTCTTAATACAGGTTGTGTAATAGATGGTTCATTATTGTTAGGAGCTGAAGTGGTAATAGTTAATTCTGAGCCTTGTCCTACGACAACAACAACTACTACAGCTGTTGTATCATGTGTTGAAATTTCAATTAATGCAGCAGGTGATTGTCCTGCTTTTCCTGGATACAGTGTAATTGAATATACAGATTGCAATGGGGTATCTCAAACAGTTAATGTTAGTGCTGGAGACTCTCCTACATTTTGTTCATTAGTTGGAGGAGTTACACCAGCATTTACATGTGGAACAGGAATTATTACATATGGATCAACTTGTATTTCACCAACTACCACAACAACTAGTTCAAGTTCAACATCTACAACTAGTTCAAGTTCAACATCTACCACCTCTACAACTACAACGATAGCTCCATGTGTAGAATGGACATGGGAAGCAGTAGGACCAAATAGTTCTAATTTAGAATATACAGATTGTGATGGTTTACCTGTTGTAATACCTATTATAGATGTAACAAACAATTCAGGAATTATATGTGTATATCCTAGTGTAACACCTAATTGGAATCCATTACCTACTACAGGAACTCATATTATAGGAACTGTTGGTGCAGATTGTTCAACAACTACTACCACTAGTTCAAGTAGTAGTACAACAACAACAACAACAACTTGTCCTTGTAAAAGTTTTGATATAATTATAGATGAAGATGATCTAATTGCCTCAACTAAAGGTGTTGTTGATGTTGGATTTACTGATTGTTCTGACCAACCTCAAATATATTCTTATGATACAGCTGGAACATATACAAATGCTTTTTGTGCAGTGTTATTTCCAAAGGAACCATTAGCATCTTACTTGATTGGGACTACAGTAGTTATTACAGTTGATCAACCAACTATTGCAGGATGTTGTACAGGAGGTTGTGTTCAATATACAGTAGTTACTAATCCTGGAGATACTTCTTGGACAGCTTTAGATTGTGATGGTATTGAAGTGAGTGGATCAATACTTTATCCAAATATAGAGACATTAGATTGTCTTCAACAAGGAACATTAGATGTAACAAATGGTACAGTGGAAAGTGAAGATCCTTGTCCTACAACCACCACTACAACTACTGTTGCTCCTACGACAACAACCACCACAACTTTTGTTGAATAATAAACATATTTTAATTTTAAAAAATGGCTGATTGTCCTCAAATAAATAATACAACAATAATAGGAACGAGTGCTGTCTCATATGATAGCACTCCACTTCCTTGTACAGGTGTAAATACTTGTGATGATTTAAATACAATTCTTGCTAAGTTTGATAATGTTATATGTTCTGCTATAGATAGTGTAAACATTCTTTCAGAGGATATAATGAACATCACTGAGGATATAATGATCATTACAGAAGACATAGAGAATATAAATAATCAAATCTTTATATGTTGTCCTATTTGTGATTTTACAATAACTGCCACTGAATTACCTGTGTGTGGGTTCACTGTAACTGCTACTGAATTACCTATATGTAATTTTACAGGAAGTGTTAATCAACTTCCAGATCCAACTACCACTACAACTAGCAGTTCTTCAACTAGCACTAGCACTAGTACCAGCACTAGTACCAGTACATCAACATCAACAAGTAGTAGTACAACAACAACTACTACCACTAGTCTAGAATGTCTATGTTACACTGTGACTTATGTTGAACCACCTTTTCCAGAACCTGTTACAGGTCTTACAGAGTTCTCATATATTAATTGTGCAGGTGATACAGTGTTTAGTTATGTAGGAGATGGAGAATTAGGACCACTTTCTCGTAATGTTTGTGCTCAAATAGACTCTATTACATTAACTGGTGGTGATGATAGTGCTACTTGGGAAGAATCAACTACTGGAGATTGTTGTACATATTTCCTTTCTCGTATATCTGGAACACCTGATTCCTTTGATGGTTGTGCTGCAACATTAGATACTGATTGTTGGGTAACAAATATTGATGCAACACCAGGTGTCGAAAAGGCAACTTCATCAAGTGTTGTTTATATAAATGCATTAGGTACTATTCCTTTTACAGGAGATGGAGTAAATGAGTATAAAATAAAAATTACAGGTAGTTCAGTATGTACGACAAATTCAGTTACTTCTTTAGGTGTTGTTACTCCTTTAGGTGTTGTATGTGCTGCATGTTGATAATAAATAATAAATAAAAAATATGATAATAGTAACAACATTAGTTATTCCTCCTGGAGGTGATGTAGGACCTTTCAATCTTTATTCAGATTCAGATGGGTACACAGTTCCATTTGCAACGAATGTGTCTGCTGCTGCATTGCAAGCTGGATACAGTTCAACTGTACCTAATGACGCTACAATAATTAGAGTGATATCTACTGGATTGTGTACAAACTTTATTGATTTAAATATAAATTTAATTACTACCACTACAACTAGTAGCTCTTCAACCAGTACAAGTACATCTACTTCAACCAGTACATCTACAAGTACTACAACTAGCACATCTAGTACTAGTAGTACAACAACAAGTACTACTACAATATGTGCAAATTGTATTGCTCATGATGTTACAATAGGATCTCAAATTTGGACAGGTTGTAACTTGAATGTAAGTACCTTTAGAGATGGTACACCTATTCCTCAAATAACTAATGCAACTGCATGGTCTTTAGCAACTGGTCCAGCTTGGTGTTATTATAATTTTGATCCAGCTAATGAAGCAACTTATGGTAAACTATATAATGTTTATGCTATTATAGCAACTACTAATGGAGGACTAGCACCTGCAGGCTATCATATTCCAACTGATGCAGAATGGACTACATTAACATCAACGTTAGGTGGAGGAACTTGGATACCATTATATGGACCAGGTAGTGATTATCAAATACTAATAGGAGGTAAATTAAAAGAAGCAGGTCAATGTCATTGGACAATTGGAGGAACTAACACTGCAGGATTTAGTGCTTTACCAGGAGGTGGAGCAGCAACAGCAGGATATTTTCTAGGTCTTTACATTGAAGCTTATTTTGGAACTACAACAATAGCTCCAAGTTCTGTAAATCGTTGGAGTTACTTATTGAGTAGTTTTAACGATAGGATTGACAGAGTATGGGCTTCAGCAAATCAAGGATTATCAGTAAGATTAATTAAAAACTAAACCAAATAATATGACAGTACTAATAACATTAACAGTAGCTGGGATTGATTCAGGTCCCTTTAATCTATACTCAGACACAGATGGGTATATTTCAGCATTTGAAACAGGAGTAAGTAGAGCAGCTCTTTTAGCAGGATATTCTTCTGCTTTAGTTCCTAATTTTACAACTATTGTAAGAGTACAATCTACAGGAGATTGTTCAAATAATATAGATATAACATTAACATAATATAAATTCAAATGACAATATTAATAACATTGGTTTTACCACCTGGTGGAGATGCAGGTCCTTTTAACCTTTATTCAAATACAGATGGATATGTTACTCCATTTGCAACAAATGTATCTGCTGCAGCTTTAATTGCTGGATATACAGCTCTATTTGTTCCTGATGGAACAACTACAATTAAAGTACAGTCTGTAGGAGTGTGTACAAACTTTGTTAATGTACCAGTGAATGTACTTCCTACCACTACAACAACTAGTAGCACATCTACAAGTAGTACATCTACCACTACAAGTACTAGTACTACAGCTGCTCCAACTACAAGTACAACTAGTAGTAGTTCAACAAGCACTAGTACAAGCACATCTACTAGCACTTCAAGTAGTAGCACTACAACAACTACATCAACAACTGTTGCTCCTACCACCACTACCACTAGTTCTAGTAGTACATCAACATCAACTAGCACGTCTACTTCAACAAGCACATCAACAAGTAGTTCTAGTACAACAACTACAACTACCACTCTAAATCCTAATAACTTATATATTAACAATGTATATTCAAGTGTTTACATAGCTGATATATTAATGAATCCTTGTAGTATTTCAACTTCTGCACCTATTAGTGCTGGAGGATCTGGTGTTGGAGATACTGGAAACTGTAATGATGATATTGATGTAGAGGTTACTGGTACTTCTCCTACTGGTCATTGTATGACACTTATTATAAATGGTGCAATAATACAAGAAATATCATTTAGTGCAGATGGAACATATACATTTACTAATCCAGGAATTCTTGAGACAGATTTAGTTGTAATATTAGTTAGAGATGGTAATTGTCTATCAACTAGAGAAGGAGTTGTTTCATCAATGTCTTCTCCATCAAATGCTTGTCCATTACCAATGGCAACACCTTGTTGGATAACTGGTAATTTAGATATTGTTAATGGATTAATTGTGTATACAGATATTGCAATGACATTAGAATTTCCAGGTGATGGAGACTTTTATCATATTCAATTAAATGCTTCTATTAACAGTTACAATGTACAAATAAATGGTGTAGGAGTAATAGATAATACATTTGGAACAACATGTCCATAACAATAATAAAAAAATCATAGTTTGTTGGTTTTCTGTGATTTCTCCTCAAGATCTTCTTGAGGAGTTTTTGTTTCTAACTAATTTAGTTATAAATAATTACAGCTCTAACTAAAATTATTTGGAATATATAAAAACTATTATTTATCTTTACAATATTTTTTTAACTAACATAACTGTATATGTCTGAAAATCAAAGATTACTGTATCAATTAGAAGAATTATTACATTGGAAAAAAAGTAAAAAGTTTTATGCTCAAAAGCTAGGTGTAAGTGAATATGAAGTTAATGAGTTAATGAAAGAGTTAAAACAAAAAGAAGATCCTAAATTTATAGATAATTACACAGAAGAAACTAGAAAAGTAAATGTTGAAAAAGGAACCATTGAAAGTGTTATAACTAGTGACTTTGAACCTAAAGATGATATTGAACTAGCTAAGCTACATAAGATAAACTTAGATAAATATGTAATTACCAATTACTGGTCTAAGATGCTACCAAGTGGGAAGTTTACTTCCTCTGTATTCTCTAAAAGAAAACAAGCAAAAGATTACTCACCTGAAGACTTTTCCAAGTTTTTAGAAAACTACAAACCAAACAATATATTAGTTACCAAAATACCTAACTTAAAAGATGTGGTGAATGTAGAGATATCTCTATCTGATTACCACTTAGCTAAAAGAACTGTAGATGGTGATAATAGTATTCAAGCAAGAGCTAATCGATATCTTGATGTGGCTCAATCTTTGATTAACAAAGTTGTTTCTAATTATCATATAGACACTGTTATATTGCCTATATCGAATGATTTCTTTCACACTGATAACTATCAACATCAAACTACACAAGGTACTCCACAGGACACTATAATGGATTATTCAGAAGAATATGAATTAGGGTTTTCTATTCTTGTAGATACAATTAACATGTTAAGACAATATGCAAATCATGTAGTGGTTGTATTAGTACAAGGGAATCATGATAGAACTAAATCTTTTTATCTAGCACATGCATTAGATGTATTCTTTAAAGAAGTTGCAGATGTAGATTTTATAAGAGAACATAGTGTAGTTAAGGGAATCACATTAGGAAATACATTCATTGGTTGGCACCATGGTAATTGTAAGATAGAAGATCTTCCTTTATTGTTTGCAACACATCCTCAATATAGTCAAGCATTTGGTAATGCTAAATACAGAGAGGTGCATACAGGAGATAAACATCACTATATGGCTAAAGAAGTTAAGGGAGTGAGAATACAACAAATGCCTAGCTTATCAGGAACTGATAGATGGCACTTAGATAATAATTACGTACATTCAGTAAGAGCTGCTCTAGCATTAGTATATGATGTAGAGCTTGGCAAAGTTGCTGAATTTGAAAGTAGAATATAATTATGGCAACATTAAGAAAATTAGTTAGTGATGTTAGAAGTGTCCACAAGATACTTTCTACAGATTCTTTAATAACAGATAGAGCTATTGCTTCTGAGATTAGAAACAATGCTCTATTACTTATTAAGAGAGAAACCAATCTTAGAAAACTTTGGGCAACAGATACATTATTCACTACAATTCCTTGTTTAGAGATGGTAGAAGTACCCATCTCTGAATGTTGCAACTATGTAGATGATTGTAGTATTGCAAGAACTAAGTTTAAACTTCCACGTGTATCAGAGGGTAATTACCAATATGTAATACAAGGAGTTTATTCTATTAATGCAATGGGTGGTCAAGGAAAGAAGTTAAAAGAGATCACTGTTAATAGATACATTAATCTATTGAAGCTTCCTGTAATAAAGAAAGAAGAATACTTCTGGATATCTAATGGATATCTATACGTGAATAACCCATTGCTTAAATCAATTAGGTTTGTAGCATTGTTTGAAGAAGATGTAGATAATGAAATCATGTATCCAGAATGTGGATGTGGTTCTCCTGATTATACAAACGAACAACTATGTATGAATCCATTAGATAAAGAGTTTGCTCTTCCAGGATATCTAGAACAACAAGTGCTACAACTTACATCACAAAAGCTTCTAACTACTTACTTCCAAATTAAAACAGACATAAGTCAAGAAGGAATAGATGGTCAAGCACCAAATTCAAAATCAACTAATTAATGAGAACAAAGATTGATTGGAGATCTTCTAGTAAAGATAGTTATAATCATTTCTGTAAAAAGTATCCATCTATAAAACTAACATACGATGAATGGAGAAATATATTATACACTTACAATGAATCTTTTAAAGAATATATATTAGAAACAGGAGAGAAGGCAAAGCTTCCTTATGGGTTTGGAGAGTTTTCAATCAACAAAAAGAAAAGAAGAAAACTAAAGAACAATATAGATGGTAAAGAGTTTGTTAATCTTCCTATAGATTGGCAAAAGACCAAAGAGAAAGGAAAGGTGATTTATAATTTTAATTACCACACAGAAGGATATTTCTTTGGATGGATGTGGTTTAAAAACACAGCACGTTTTAAAAACTCTGATCTATGGTATTTCAAACCTTCTAGATTAACATCAAGACTTTTATCACATTACTTAAAGACCAACGATAAGTATCAATACATTTACAATGAGTGGAAAAAATAATGAACTATGTCATACTACTATAAATACAATTTCGTATCCCCAGAGCCTGTCTATTCAACTGTTAAAGAAGAACTTAAAAGTTATTTTGATACAGGTGCTGTAGATGATCTTTTATTTCCTACCTACTTAGATAAAGCTCTAAAGAAGTTAGGAAGAACTACATTTGTTATAAGTGAAGAGATTTTATATATAGAAGATTTTCAAGCTAGACTTCCTGATAACTTTTACGCTGTAAGAGAAGCTTGGATGTGTACAGCAGTAAATGGTTTTCCATATCAAGATGCTAATTCATTCTATTCACAAGCAGCTTCTGCAACCACTATACAAGTCTCTCCACTAACTATTGGAGGAACACCTTGTAACAACCCTGGTTGTCAGAATTCAGCATGTGATGGTACATGTATGCCAACATTAGTACAAGCTGTTTATAAAACAAACAATAGTACAGCTAGACAATTTACTCATGAGTATTTACTTAGACCTGGTAATATATCTGCAAGACAAAACTGTGGTGTAGATTATACAAACAATTGGGAAATGTATGCTCAAGCTCCTCCTATTCATCAATTCACTCCTGGTTCTGCTAGTCATGATAGCTTTGATATAAGAGATAATAAGTTTGTAACAAACTTCAGAAATGGCGTTGTTCATTTATTATTCTATGCTACAGAGTATGATGAGATAGGAAATCAAATGATTCCTGACAATTATCGTATAAGAGAATATGTAGAAGCATTCATTAAGTTCAAAGTGTTTGAGATGCTTACTAACCAAACTAATGATGAAACATTTAATCAGTTACAACAGAAGCTTGCTTATCACAAACAGGCATATGAAGAAGCATACATTATGGCTGATATTGAAGTTAAGAAACAAACTCCTTGGGATAAACAAAGAAGAATTAAAAACGATCTTAATAGATTTAATATGTATGAGCTTCCTAATCGTACTAATAGATATGGTAGAAGACGTAATAACTAATCATTATGGCTGAAGAACAAAAAGGAAATATCAAACAGGAGTATAATAATGCTACTATTGGTTTAAATATGGATCAAACTTTGAACCAGATTAAACCAGGAACTCTTACATATGCATTAAATGCTGCCTTAGAAAACTTTGATGCCAATTCTGTAAATTATCAGAATGAACCAGGTAATGAACTTTGTGTAAATTTCCCAAAAGGATTTACATTAATTGGTACTCATTTTATTGGAGAACAAAACAAACATATATTCTTTATCACTAATCCTAATACAGGAGATAGTCATATTGGATATATGGATAACAATGATTGTATATATCATATATTAGTTGATGCTAAATGTCTTAACTTTAATATAAATCATCCAATACAAAAAACTGTACATAGAATAACAAACTGTACAACAGAGATATATTGGACAGATGGATTAAATCCTAGAAGATATCTAGATATAAATAATGTTCCTTACATACCAACAGTTAATTCAAATCTTTGTGATCCTACATTTACAGATCAAGTAGATTGCAACCAATTAAAGATACAACCTAATTTTAGTATCCCATCACTAACCATTTCAGATGTAATTACAGGTGGAGAACTAAAAGCAGGAACTGTACAATTTGCTATACAATATTCTGATGCTGTTGGTAATGCATTCACATCATATTATTCCATTACAAATCCTACACCTATTGCTGATCCTTTCATCACTACAGTGAATTATAATTACACTGTTGGTAAATCAGTTGTTGTAGACATTGCTGATCTTGATACTTCAGGACAATACCAATACTATAACTTAGCAGTTATTAGCAGTGTAAATGCTGTCACTTCTGTACAATTAGTAGGTACATATTTTATTGAAAATTCTACTGATCAGGTAATATACACAGGTCAGAATGTAGATAACATTCGTCTTACCATTATAGATATATTTGAGAAATATCCCTATTATGATATTGCACAAGATGTAACAGCTGTACAAGATATTCTTGTATGGGATAATCTTACATCTATAGATAGAATAAATTATCAATCTATTGCTAGTCAAATCACTCTTGGATGGCAAACATATAGAATCCCTTCTAATGAAAATTATTCAGATGAATTAAATGCTACAAACCTACGTGGTTATCTACGTGATGAGGTGTATGCATTTGAGATTGTATTTCTTCTTAAAAATGGAAAACAAACAGATGGTTTCCATATCCCAGGAAGAATGATGAACAACAATGAGTTAAGTCAACCACCTGTTCCAGATACTAACGATGACTTCATAGGTGAACCTACTACTACAGATCCTGTAACAGGTATTGGATATAGTCCTTATTGGAAGATATATAACACAGCATCTGTAATAGGACCAGCTACTGGAGATCCTATTAATAATGCTACACCATATGAATATGGTGAATTTGCTTATTGGGAATCTATAGAAGAATATCCTTGTAATATAGATGTATGGGGTGACCTTGCTGGTCAACCTATTAGACATCACAAGTTTCCAGATGTTCTTGTAAGTCCTATATTTGAGAATCCAACATTTGTTGCAGGTCCTGGATTCACACCAGTTATGCAAAATGATGCAGTGTTTCCTATAGGTGTAAGAGTTGATGTTAAAGAAGTTAGTCAATTAATTGCTAACTCATCATTAACTCCTGAACAGAAAGATGATATTGTTGCATTTAAAATAGTTAGAGGAGATAGAGGAACAAACAAATCTATTATAGCTAAAGGAATACTTCGTAATATTGGATCTTATGAAAGACAAGATCAAACTCTTTACTATCCAAACTATCCATATAATGATCTTAATCCAGATCCTTTCTTAAATAAATTTAATAATGCATACAATCAATTATCTGAACCATGGTTAGTAATAAACAGAAGTAATGCTGAGATTGAAATTTCATACAAAGATCCTAATACAAATCAAACTGGAACAAAAACAGTACCTGCTAATACAACAATTGAGTTTCTTTCTACATCTAGACCTATAGTAGAAATAGGTGTTGGTCCTAGAGTATTTGTTGGTCCTGGAAATTTTGATTCATATTACTTAAATGGCTGTCGTGGAACTAAAGGATATACTGCAAATTGGCAAACTCCATTTACTTCAGACAATACTGTTCTTACCTCAAAAACACAGTATATGGACTCCAACACTAACATCTTTGGAGGTGGTTGTAGTACTGGTAGAGCCATAGTGAATGTTGGTGGAAATGTAGGTGATGATTGTAATAATCCTTGGTATGATCAATTTAAGTGTAATCCACGTGCTGATCTTGAACCTGAAGAAATTCAACCTGAAGGGGTTGTAAATTTTGGTAGAAGTAGAAGGTCTACATTTGATGGTAGAAAAGAAACACCTCTTCCTGGCTTCACTCCTGGAATATTAAATTACAGACAGATATTTAATTCTCCTGAAACATCATTTGGACAACCCTTCTTAGGTGATGTATTAAAACTTGAAAATGTAATGTTTGGTGGTGGTAGAGCTCATTTTGTTCAAGTTAAAAATAATGCTAAATATAAATTACTTTCAGAAGACGCTCAGAGAGATGCATTAGCTAGTTCAAGAGATTTAGGAGGTAAATCAGATCCATTCAATGCTTCATTTATGTTTGCTGCATATCAAGCATATTTAACTATTTATATAAATGGTATTACTAGAAAGAACTATGCGTATTCATTTAACTCAATAGCTAATTATGACTATTATGGAGACATAGGTAATAATGTTACAATAGGAACCACAACTGGTATTAAACAAAGAACAATTGATTTTGCTCGTTATCTTATTCCAGGTGTTCAATCTGTTGGAGAACCAGGTGGAATTAATGTAAACAATTATGAAAGAGAAAGTTCTGTATATATCAAAACTATAGAAGATAGAAATACTAATCCAGTTACAGCTTTACTTTTTCCTAGCAGTACACCAAGTCTTGATTCAGGAGGGACTCCTTTCATTACAGATGTATCTAGATTTACTATAGGAAGTAGTCAAGTATGCAATGCTCCAGCTAAACAACAACCTATTAGTGTTGTTTCTTATTATGCTTCTATGAAAAATTCATTTGTTAACCAATGGGGACAGATATATTCATACGTTACAATTGATACAGGATTTCAAAGAAAGGTGGATATAAACTCATCAGAGATTGCCACTGTATTTGGTGGAGATACATTCATATCTAGATTTACATTCAAAACAAAGATACCATACTTTATTGATAATAGAGTTGGAGCTCCTGATGATTCAGATATATTCTATGATGAGATTGGTAACATAGCCTATCCAAAATACTGGCACTCAGCACGTTCTATATTATCAGATTTTACAGTAGATGGTATTGTAATGTCAAATATTATTTCATACAAAGCTAATAACTTTGATTGTCCTAATTATGATCCTCTTACAGGTAGGATGAATGCACCTTCTGGTTCAAATAGAACCTACTATGATGGATTCTTTTATTTGTTTGCATATGGTATTCCTAACTTCTATTGTGAGAGCTCTTACAATATAGATCTTAGACAAGCATTTAATAATAGAGAAGGTGACTTCTGGCCACACGTATCAACAGGTATTCCTGATGATTGGGTACAAGAAGATTTTGTAACAATAGCACAAGATAACACTTATTACTATAATGTAACATTCTCTAAACAGAATAAGGAAAATACATTTACACATCTTCCTGCTGATTGGGCTGATCAGTTTTGTTATACATATTATCCATTTAGAGCAATCTATTCAGATTCTCAAAACACAGATGCTGATAATAGAGTTAATAGTTGGTTGACTTATAGATCATTATCATATTTTGATTTCCCTCAAAACTATGGTAATCTTATATCATTAGATGGTATTCAAAATAAAGCTGTACTTGCTAGATTTGAAAACAAATCTTTGATGTATAATAACTTATTGACTATTGATACAAGTAATCCACAAGCAGCATATGTAGGTAATCCTAATTTATTTAGAGGAGCACCTCCAATTGATTTTGCTGAAACAGATCTTGGATATGTAGGAAGTCAGAATAAGTTCTTATTGAAGATTCCTCAAGGTCAAATTACTGTAGATGCTAAGAGAGGACAAATCTTTTTAATTTCTGGAACCCAAGCTGTAGAACTTTCTGGATTTGGTTCTGGTATGAATAGATTCTTCACAGACCATTTGGCATTTGAGATTCTTAGATACTTCCCAGATGTAAACATAGATAATAACTTCACAGGAGTAGGACTTCATGGAGTATATGATAGTAAGTTTGAAAGAGTGATTTTTACTAAATTAGATTATATCCCTATTGATAAGGATGTAAAATACGATGATATCTTACAACAGTTTTATGTAGAAGATACAATCAGTGGACTTGCAATAAGAACTCAAGTGTATTTAACAGATCCTGATTACTTCTGTAATAAGTCTTGGACAATATCATTCAACTTCAATACTAAAAGTTGGATATCTTTCCATAGTTATATTCCTAATTTCTATATAGCAGAAAACAATTTCTTCTATTCAGGAATTAATGGATGTTGTGATGATTTTAATTTCTCAGCACTAGTTGGAAGATTAATTCCTCCTCCTCCAACAACAACCACAACCACTTCAATTCCTATATCTACTACTACAACTAGTACTACAATTATTATATTAGATTGTCAATTAGGTGGAATAGCAAGTGAACTATTCTGTAATCTAAATGGAACAGGTGTAATTACAGTACCTTCTCCTTCTACAACAACTACAACTACTATGTGCATGAGACCTACTGAATTAAATTTATATGGATTCTATACTGGATATCAAGTTGGAGCTTCTCCTGCAGTTGTTTCTACAGGAAGTCTTATGGACGCTTGTGCTGCAATTGCATTTACAACTTCTACAATTACAACATTAACTGGTTTCTCAGTTATGGCAACTGATCTTAGTATTGGTGATACAGTTTACTATGGTAATGATGTAGATTGCACATTAGCTCCTGATGGTTGGTATTTTACACCTCAAGGACAATCTTATAAATTTGCTTATAATGTTATAAATGGAATTGTTGAAGAAATTGGATATTGTCAATTTGGAACAACAACTTCAACAAGTACACTAGCTGCTAGAGTATCAGCATGTTGTGGAATATTACTTAGCGAAGGAGATGTTATAAGTTATTTTAATTTAAGTGGATCTTTAAATACATTATCAGTGCCAGGATATACAAGTTCATATGGAATACAATTATCAACAAATAAACTTTGGTCTATAGATGCTGATATTGTTGAATGGGATGTTATAACAAGTCCTTTCAGTGCAGTGTTTAATAGAAACATAACTCTTCCTGGAGGATTTACAACTGCTTCTGGTATATCATCATTAAGTAATACATTATTAATTGCTGTAGATTCATCAGTTAGTCCTCAAGAAGTAGTTGAGTTAGATATCACTACAACCATTGCATCTTCAACAACTGTATTTACATTGCAGACAGATAGAGTTGCATTAGGTAATTTCTTATACACAAGTTCTGGTAAGTTACTAATACTTAATCAGGATTCAATAACATCAGCATATTATCTTACTCAATATGATTATGCAACAAACGCTATTGATCTTGATATAGATCTTGGATCAGTTGTTCCAACATCTATCTTTGAATGTAATTGTAGTATATATGTAGTAGATAATGTAGGAGATTTTTATGTAGTAGATTCAGCTCCTTTATACTCTTTAACATTTGTAGATAACTTTGGAATAATTCCTAATTCAGCAACTCAAGCAACTACATGTGTAATATGTTCATTAACAGATAATGGAAATCTTCTTACAACAACAAGTACAACTACAGTGGCTCCTCCTAATTTCTGTTACACTGTTCAAGTAATTGGCACTTGTGATGTAAGTTGGATTGATTATGCAGGTGCTCCTCAAACTCAAACTGTAAGTGATAATGTAATTTATATATGTGCACAAGCTGGATCATTTACATCAGATTGTAATCCAGGTAGTGGATTATCAATTACAGGTGGATCAATATCATGTATAAGTGATGTAAGTTGTCAACCAACTACAACAACTACTAGTTCTAGCAGTACTTCTACTAGCACCTCTACTAGCACATCGACTAGTACCAGTACAACTACTAGTACTACTACATCAACGCCAACTACCACAACAACCACCACTGCAGTTTCTCCTACAACAAGTACTACCACCTCTGTTCCTTAATAAGATTGAAATATGTCAAAGAATTTAACAATAAAATTAGCAATATCTGGACCAAGCGTTGGACCATTTAATATCAGCGATCAGTTTGGTAATATTATTGCTATGGATGTTCCTAAGAAAACTTTGATTAGAGGAATCACTTATGTAGTAGATGATAATGTTAGTATTGTTGTAATTGAGTCTACAGGAAAATGTAAGTTTAAAAAGAGTTTTCCTTATAGTCAGTTTAATGTTTTACAATATGCTAATGCAAATTACATTCAAACTACTACAGCTTGTTTGTGGAGACACTTAACTAATATAGAAATATATAACTACTTTTATGGAAACATAGAACCATATATTATTGAGTATCCATTTTCTTATCAGTACCAAGATGAGATATTGCAGAATGTAAAAGACTACACTAAGGCATATAAATATCTTAGTATACCAGATGGTGTATTTAATGATAACTCAAGGATAGAAACAAATGATGAATGGTTTAATAAAGCTATTCTATATAATGGACAACAGAGTTCTGGTATTCTTGAGCTTGTAGCAAAACCAATGAACAACATGCGTGCGTACATGCAATACCCAATATTCAATGCTGATAGCAAAACCATCACATATACAAAGAGTGATAGCTTCTATCAATATAATACATTCTGGGCAGTAGAGAAGAGTTCTCAAGTTCCATTGTTTAATACAACATGTCAGAGTCTTTCTATTGATAAGGTGGTGAACCAAGCTAATATGGACTATGGTCCTAGAAGCTTTAAGAAAGCAACGCTAAGAGCAAAAGAATTGAAGGTGAGACACATTCTTGATAACTCTGCTACAACGCATCTAGTGTCTCAATTTATATTAACTCCTGCACAAATCTCATACAAATAATATGAAAGGAAAAGTAACATGCACATGTGGATGGTCTTGGAACAAATCTGATTCTAGTAAGAAGGATATGTATATATGTCATGAGTGTGGTAGAGACAATAGCAACAACATGAAGAATGGTGGTTGGATGGATAACTATAATGATTCCAAAGCTTCTGCTCCTGAAGGATTTAAAGGAGATGGATATAGCAATGTAGGAAGAGATTATTCTCCTGCATGGGGTGGACAGTTTCAAATGGGTGGTAAATTAAATTCTTCTATTCCAGTAATAGAGGATGCTGGGGGTTATAATGAAGAAGGTATTTGGGTTCCTGATTGGGAAGCTATGACTGCACAAGCTAAAAAGCTTGGAGCAAAGAAAGTGAAAACTAAACATGGTAGTTTAATTGTCTTTGATGATAACTGGGAGGTTATAGGAGTTGATGATAATCCTGATGCAATGGAAATGGGTGGTAAGGTTTCTACTACTCAAGAAGGTACAACTAAAAAACCTTTGAATATAAAATCAAAGGCAATGACTTCTAAAGATAGTGTTGCATATCAAGCTGATAAAATATTGAAGTATGAGCAACTAAAAGGTGGTCCTGGAGGTGCTCCCTTACCATATTATAGTGATCCTCAATACATGAATATGTTAATGAATAGTGTATATCCAGAGGTGCAAAAAATAATGCCTAATGCAAGTGCAATGGAAGCAAGTGAGGCAATGGATTTTGTTTTTAATGCTGGTTGGGATAAAGACAATAATAAAATAACTAAAGATCCTAGAGCATTTGCATTACAAGAATATTATAGAAAATATGATAAATCCAAGTTAGATAAAGATGGTAAATGGGCAGGTAGAAAAAATCCAGCATATTCTTTTGATGATGAATATGCTAATACAATAGGAAAACTTTCAGAAAATGAAAGAAGAGTTTTAATGAATAAAGGTAGAGATTGGTATTATCAAAATATAAATAATCCTGCTCCTGGGGTTCCTAGTAGTAATTATAATGATACTTGGTATGGTCGTATTTGGAATACTAATGATTTCTTACCATTTGATCCAAACAATCCAAAGTTTACTCTTAAAAAACAAACAGGTGGATCTGTCTATCCAGTTAATTATGTTCCTCAAGCACAATTTGGGGAATCAATGTTTAAAAAACCAAGTATTGTTGAACAAGAACAATCTATTGATCCAATATATTGGTATCCTGAAAGAAACTTATATCCTTCAGAAGATGAATTCCTTAAAGAAAGAACTGATGTAGGAGGAATGGCCACTGAAGATAATCATGTTATCATTAATCCTTATTCTCCATTAAGTGACGAACAAAAAAGGCATGTTGCAAAACTTGAACAAGCTAGACTTGCTATGCGTAATGGATATGAAAGACCAACATTTGGTATAACTCCAAAACAAGAAAAGTATTTTAATACAATGAATAAGGGTGAACCATATTCTCCTGATAAACAAGATATATTAGAAACTATTGCTTCTAGAATAATAGTAGGTGATCCTACTGCACAAGACATTACTCCAGAACAAGAAGAATATGCATATAAGTTATTGGATGTATTAGAAAGATCAAAAGATTATGCTGATGGAATGAAAAGTATGATGAAGTCTAAAATAGGAATGGCGAAGGCTTTTGAACAAGATCCTAAATTTGACTCTCCTGAAGAAGCAGAATACTTTGCAAAACATTATAAAGAAGTTGCTCCTATGACAACTTTTAAAGATTTAAATGGTTTCAAAACAGGTGGTTCTATTCCTCAAGCACAAAAAGGAAAAAGGGTAAACGTTTCTAACTATAATACTAAATTAAGAAAAAAAGAAAAAGATCTTATTAAAAAATATGTAACTCCAGCACAACAAAGAGCTCAAGAGATAGCTGTGGAACAAGGAATAAATACAGGTTTACATAATGGACCATTAGATGCTATAAGACATTCTTCAAGTTCAGCTGCTATGTCTTCTATATTACCTAGTTGGGCAAATTTTATTCCTGGAGTAGCACCTCTTAATGTATTAGCTACTAATGTTGCAGGAGCATTACATGAGTATAATTCACCAAATCAATGGAAAGAGACTAGCTCTGATTTATATAATAATTTTATTGGAAGTGTAGTTGGAACATTACCTATGTCAGAAAAGAATAAACATAACCTTTTAATAGAAGCTCAAAAAAGAAATGTATTATCAAATTTGGGAGATAAAACACCTGTAAATGTAACAGCAACAGCTGTTAAACGTGAAATGGGTGGTTCTATTCCAGGAGCTACAGGAAGTATGTATGCAAGGGTAGGTGCTCCAAGTAATGGTCCATATGCAAAGAAAACAATGGCTAGTGCTAAAAAAGGAAAAATCATTAAAGATGATCTTGGTCAATGGGCACATCC